AGATTCACTATACAAAGTAGAATATGACAAAGCCAATAGTAAAATCAAACTATACTCCGTAGGTGGTTCAGCAGGCGCAACATTTGCAGAAGTAGCAAATAGCACCTCAATCGCAAACAAAGTATTCGAGTTTCTAGTCATAGGCTACTAGAGTCCAAAATAGCCGACTTTTTTTTTCTTTATGAGGCATAATCCTTATATATTCGTAATTATCATATAATTCATGGTAGAATATAACCACAATGTAGTATCTTTTAATTCAGATACAACAATCAAAGGTGCACATGGAGTTATAGTATCAGTCTATGTTTCAAAGACTGGTAGTTCAGGTTCAAAATGCATATTTAAAAATGGCACATCAGCCAGTGGTACAGCAGAATTCACAATATTCTCTGAGAACCAAGGAACATATGTAGGAATCAACAGACGATTTGAAGATGGTATATTTGCAGATATCACAGGTACAGCTGAATATACAGTTGTTTTCAAGTAGTCGTGGTGAATATCTTTAAATATAGTGGCTCATTAAGACTTATATGGCTACGACTTATTGTTCAGTTGGAGATGTCGCTGATTACCTCAGGGTACCTATTACCTCTACTACTACTCCAAATAAAAAACAGGTTACAAAACTCATTAACAGAAAAGAAGAAGAGTTAGAACGTCGAATAGGTCATGCATGGAGATCAAAAAAAGTAACAAGAGAAGTTCATGATTTACCACTACTTTACACTTATGGATGGGGTACACCATTATTCTTACAACATAGAAATATTTATGAGTTAGATGCAGATCAAGGAGATAAGATAGAAATATGGGAGGGTGCAAGTGCATCATGGAGTGATATTTTAGGAAGCTCATCATGGTATGATATTGAATATGAATATGGTAGATTATATTTAAGAGGTTTTATATTTTCAATCTTAAGAAAGAATAGAGTTAGAGTTACTTACAGATATGGTGGACAAGAATTTGCTGGTGATACAAATATACCAGCAGATATTCAAGATGCTGTAATTAAAATGACATGTATAGAGTTACTCAATACAAGTTTCAGAATGGATGAACTCCCTACTGGTGGTATGACAAACGTATCGGAATCCAAAAGAAAATGGGAGGAAGATATTGAAAAGTGTATCGAAAACAGAAGGGAGCTATTCGTGATACCATAATGAAAATAGAAAGATACTTTAGAAAACAAGCCGTAAGATTGTTTAACGAAGCTGGTTTTAATTCAAGTTTAAATGGTAAAAAAGTAATGGTTAATACACCTGTAGGAGTAAAAGATATAAAATTAACAGATCCAGAATCAATGCTGGATATTGTAAAAAGATTTACTGCTTTATTTCAACCAAAAGAAAGTCTTTATGAAGAACCTCCAGATGTAGTTGCTATGAATAAAAGTGGTCAATTTCCAGAAGAAAAATTACCAGAAGGATATGCTAGATACATTTTACCAGCAACCTATAAACCAAATATATCAAATGTTAAAAAATGGGTTAAATCAAAAAAATTTGCTGGTATGACAAACAACGATTTAGTAAATGAATATAATAACAATTTTGGTAGAACTATAGAAACACTTCTTACACCGAAACAAAAAGAAGAATTAGTAGATTCAACAGCGTATAAAATATCAAAGAAAAGTATGGTATGTAGGTAGAAGACCATCAGATATGACAGATAAACAATGGGATGTTATGACAAAAGCCATGAGACCTAGAGAGGGTAGTTATGGTTTAAATGATAAATGGACTAATTTTCCATATACTGAGTCTTATCCTTATAGGAGTGGTTCATAATGGGTACAGCAAATTATGATGTAGTTAATACTATAATCACAATACTTACAGATAATTGGACTGCTGGTCAAGCACCAAATATCCAAAAAGCATGGGAAAAAAGAACTGTAGGATTTATTGATGATAGGAGAGACCAGATAATAATAACCCCAAAAGCAGAGGATGTTAAGTATTTCAGTCTTTTTGGTACAGACCATTTTCATGATGTAACTGTAGATTTTGACATTAGAACCTATCAAAATGATGATAGACATAATAATGTGGTAAAAGAGACTATGAAGATTTTAAAGGATAAAATAAGGGGTGGAAATGACTATGTAGACCTTAGAATCATAGCATCATACACAAGAAATCAATACATGCGTAATATGTTTAATCATATAGTCACGGTTTCAATGCGTAAAATGAACCCTGTATAAGAAATCTTTAAATACAGTAACTAACTTTCAGTATATATGGTACGAACAGGTGCATATGCATACGCAGCTTTTGGTTTAGAAACCTCAACATTTGGTGGTTCAGCCACAATCGATAAATCATTCGGTTTAAAGACTGCTGTATCTGGATGGACTTTATCAACCAATAGACAGCAATTAGGCGCTCTTGGTCAAGTAGAACCACATAAATACGCATATGGTACTCAAACTGGTACTCTTTCATTAGGATTTGTATTTGGTGATTCAACATCACATGAACTATTTCAGGCATTTTATCCAAGAACTGGTTCAGCTGGCGCATATGTTTATGGTTCAGCAACTAACAGTGGTCAAGGTCAAGCAAATAAAACATTTGTAGGAAAATCACTTTCTACAGAAATAGGTTTTAATGGAGAGGGTGAATATATCATAAGAACTCTAAAAGGATGTATTTTGAATAGTTTGAACATAACAACAGCAGTTAATGATGTTGTAAACTGTACAGCAGATATTCAATACGGAAAAGAAGACGCACCAAGTAACGCATCTGGTGAATTTAGTGGAGCACCTACAGAAGCCTCACAGCCATTTACATTTGCACATGGTTCATTAAAGATTGGTGGTTCAACAATAGCAGAAGTTCAAGAAGTAGATATTACATTTAACAACAATGGTGATTTATTATACCAATTAGGTAGTAACCAAGCAGTAACTGGTATTAAAAGAACATTAGATATTACTGGTAGATTCAAAGCATCATTACTTAACGATACATTATTAAGAGAAGTAATCTTACAATTAAAAGGTTCAGGTTATAAAGAAGAAATCGGTGGTTCACCACAATTAGAATTGTTCTTTACAAACGGTGCATCAAATCCAAAAACACTTAAAATAACTGGATATGGTTTAGGAATAGCAGACCACACAGTAACTGGATTAGAGCCAGTAGAACCAGTATTCGAAGAGATTAACTGGCAAATCAAAGCAGCTAAAGTAGACGTAGACAACACTTAAAACCAATAGGTTTATAAGTTAAAAGTAATTTTATAAAGTTATGACAACCAAAAGTTTCGAGATAGATTGGATTAATGGTAAAGAAACTATAGAATATGATGACGATATTACATATGGAGAATTGGAAGCAATACTTCAAAGTGCAATAGATTTATCAGATGTTTCAAAACCTAAAGTTAATATCCCAAAATACAGATTCTCAATACTTATGAAAGTCTTGACAAAAGCACCATTTCCTACAGGGGATGCAGTTTCAATAAGAAATCTTAAATCGAAACAGGCAAACCAAATCATGAAGGAGGTCATGAAAGACTACCCTTTAGCGAAATACTTAGGGGAGTGGGTGGAGAGTTTTACAGGCTCACTGGATCCGAACGAGCAAGATTCGGAATTTACTATGTCTGCGCCATAGAATTTGGCTGGGATCAAAGAACAGTAGATGCTCAAGATTCTAAGTATATAAAGAAATTATTAGCCGTGCTTAAAGAGGAAAGAGATAAGGAAAATAGAGCTATGAGTGCACGACAGTCTAAACAAGTAAAGAAATTCATGTAGATATCTTTTTATATTGTGACCCTTATAAATGAATATGAGTAGTCCAGAAGGAGATAATTCAGATTTTACTGAGGTAAAAGACTTAGATAAGCTATTCGAGATGCTTACTAAGACAATCGAAAAATTAAACTCAAAACTAGATGATTTTGGCAATACAACTGGTCAAGCATCTGCTGGAAACAAGGATTGGCATAAAACTCAGGCTCTTTTGAAAATTGAATTAGAGAAAGAACGTGGTAGACAGGTTAGAATGAATAAAGACCACGCTAAAGCATTATCTGATGGTGGTAATCAAATGAAATTATTCACTGGTATGTTAACAAAAGGATTACCAATAGGTGCAGCTTTTGGGATGTTAACTGGTAAAGCTGAAAAATTAGCTCAACAATATGAAAATAATCAACAAGAATTAGCAAGTTTAGAATCATCATTAAAAAATCTAAATGAGAGATTAAATGATACTGCTTTAGATCCAAAAGAAAGATCTACTTTAGAAAGAGCAAAAGAAGGGTTAGAAGGTAGAAGAGATAGTGCACAGGGAAAAGTTGATAGTTCTGGTAAATTAGTAGAACAATTATCTGGTGCAAAACAATTTTTTGGAAAACATAAAATGGGTATGATGATAGGTGCTGGTTCAGCTGGAGTTATCATAGGAATATTAAAGAAAGCATTAGATGCATCACCAATGTTTCAACAAATTTACAAATTACTTAATTTTGGTATCATGATGATATTAAGACCAATAGGTGACTTCTTTGGTTTCTTAATGAGACCTATTATGATTATGTTACTTAGAAAATTCATTATACCATGGTATACAAAGATGTACCCACAAATGATGAAATGGGGTAATGAGATTGGTACAAAACTAGCTGGAGCATTAACAGCATTAGCTAATGGAGATGTGGGTGGAGCATTCGCAGCTTTATGGGGTGAAGTTGATTGGGGTAAAGCAATATTTGATACACTTAAAGCAGTAGTACCTTTATTTGCAGTTTCAGACTTTATAGCTGGTTTGTTTGGTATAGGTAATAACAAATGGTTTAATGAATGGGGTAGAGCAGTAGGAACTTGGTTTAGAAATGGATTAAGTGCAGCTGCTGTTGACTTTTCAAACTGGGCTAAAGATGTAGAAACATGGTTTAGTGATGGATTATCAAGAACATATTCAAACTGGAATAAATTCTGGGGTGAGATATGGACATGGTTTAGTGATGGTATAGAAGGTGTAGCTGCATACTGGAATAATTTATGGGGTACTGTTTATGGATGGTTCTGGGGTGGAATAAAAAACATGCAAGATAATTTCACAGGTATATGGCAAACTATTTATGATTGGTTCTGGAATGGAATTGATGGCATAGCAGCTGATTGGGGTCAAATTTGGGATAATGTATTAGATTGGTTAAACCCACTATCAGAAAATAAATGGGGTGGTAAAAGTACTGATACCAATAGTAGTAGTAATAATAATAATAGTTGGAATCCATGGTCATGGGCTGAAGGTGGTCATATCACAGAGCCTATAATGGGTATAGGTAAAAGTGGTCAACAATATTTAATGGGTGAAGCTGGAAATGAAACTGTTGTACCAGATAAAAAATTAGGTAGTATTGGTGGTGGTACAAGTATTACAGTTAACATACAAAATATGAGTGGTTCATCGCAAGACTTAAATAATCTGAGACAAACAATACTTAATGTGATACAAGAATCAAATACAAGGAGAGGTAGAGTATAATGGTCAAATCATTGTTATTTTATAAAAATTCATCAATGCATGAGGCATCTGGTGTAAGCAAAAACTTGGAGATACGAAATAAATAACTTAGAAAGTATTATGGTTTCATTAGATCAACCAGTATCACCTATGGCATTGCCTCAAGAAGACGCTAGTGAGAATGTACTGGTAAAAATGGAGGGTAACACACAAACAGTAACAGTAAACTGGAAAGTAGCAGATTCATTTCCAAAACCTCAACAATGTAACAGTTTATTATTAACAAGTGGAATAAGTACAGATATAGAAGAGTATTATGCTGGTAGCTCATCTACTGCATCTTGGAGTGATGCTGTTTCATCAGACAGTGCTGGTAGAGTAGTAAGTTGGTTATTAGGTCAGTTTCAAGGTAAAGATATTTCAGATAGATATTTTATAAAATTAGGTGAAGATGTAGATGTAATGGAGGGTTTCATTACAAGAATTAATGCCAATATATCTGGTAATTCACCAGTAGTATGGGATCTGAGTATAACATTTGTCATGGGTAATGTAATTTCAATTTATGAATCAGACGCACCAAGTGAACCAAGAAATGTTGCAACAGCAACTGTAAACGCAACTGGTGGTGCAAGTGGAACTAAAACTAGAATGATGGTTTCATGGTCTGTACCAAGCGATTCTTCGAGCACAGTTACAGGGTATGGCATATGGATAAAAGATGGAGAATCATCATATGGTGGTGAACCAGACTTTACAGTATCAGTTTATCAAGCAGCTGCAAGTCCTACAAATACAAACACAGCAGCTAGAGATGCAGAACTTGCAGGGCACGTAACTGGTGGTTCAAACTATGAAGTATCATGGGGTGACCCTAATGCTGATAATACTGCATTTTTGAATGTTGATTCAGGTTCATATACAGATGCTGAATGGAGTAAAGTAAAAGGAAAATCTTTGGCATCTGGAAAAGAATATTTCATAAAAGTAGCAGCTAAAAATATCGGTGGAGGATATGGCTTGAAAAGTAACGAAGTAGCCATAACGATGCCATAATGAAAGATAGAGTAAGGTGTGTTGTTAATAACAAACCTATTGAACTAGTAAATGCACATGTAGAAAAAAATGGTACAAGGGCAATAGATTCTGGTACATTTACATTCACAAGAAAATCAGCAGTTGCAAAACACGATGAGGTATTATATATTCAAGATGTAACAAATATAAAATATCTTACTGGTGTATGGAATTTTGAATATAGTACAAGAGATGAATCTGGTCATAATCTAGATGCTTTAGAAACAGATGCAGCTAAAACAACAATGACGTATATTCACGGATGTGATGGTGTAGTGTTAAATGGTAATAATTCTGCAAGAGTAGCTCCACAAATACCAGACCCAAGAGCAACCACATCAACAGATTACACAGTAGATTTTAGTCAACAGTTTGATATTCTAGGACTTGTTTCTGCAAAAACATATCCAAATGATAGAAAAAGTGGGATATTTGCTAAAGGAGATGCAACCAATAATATAGAATTATATTGGAAATCTGGTGCATCTAACAGTGACCCTATTTATGCAAGAGCTGATATAACAATAGGTGGAACCATGGTAAGTTTAGGTTTTGGTACATCAAATGCATCTGGTACACATACAGAATTAAAACAATATGGAACTGGAGGTGCACTTGGTGAAGGTGCTGAAAGAAGTAAATACTATTGGATTAGGGTATATAGGGATGAAAATAACTTAGTAAAATTAACAGTAAATGGTAATCTTGAAGGCAGTGCAACAATAACTGGAAATCCAAAACTCAACATCACCAATTTATTTAGCAGCTGATAGGTCTGGTAATAGTTCACAGACATTTAGACTTGCACAGGTAAGAATGTATTGTGGATATCATTTAACATCTGGAGAATATGATGAATTAGCTGGAGCAAGAATTTCTACAGAAATATGTAAGTTTGGAGGAAATGTATGGAAAATAGATGAAAGAGTAACACACAAGGTTGTTCACTGTAAAGGTTTTTCTGATAAATTACATAATATAGAAATAAAAACTGGTGGAACATATCCATTAGAAACAAATGATGGTGGAATAATGAAATGGACTACTGGTGACGCAAATATCATTAAAAATGAGTACAAATCAAAAGAAGGATGGGAAATAATAGAAGATTTGGTTAAAGTATATAGTCAATCTTTAGATAACATAATAGTTTATACTGCTGAAGAAAGTAAATGGGATGAAAACTATAATCATTATATTGCGACTGGAACTTTATACGCCAATATTTTATTATTATCTTTAAATGAAGCATCTAACACATCATTTAAGATAACTGGTAGAGGTGTTTTATTACTAGAAACAGATGATATTGATGCAAGTCAAATACTATTTAGACAGGGTGCTAAAGCAAGAGTAAAAGATTTAGGCACTGATGACAGTAATGTTATTACACAATTAACTCTTATTTCAAGTAATTTGTTAAGGTCACATACAAGAAAAGTAACAAGTAATGATTTTTCAACTGATGGTAGTCATTATACGTTAACATCAAATAAACTCATAGGTAAACCAATAACCACATCAGTAAAAAGAAATAGTAATGGTAGCATGTTTACACAAATTGATCAGGGTGAAACTCTTATTCAACATCTAAATTTTAGAGTTAATGCAAATGATAAGAGTATAACTTTGGCTGGTTCACTTGACACATCATCTGATGGATATGATATAATTTACACGTATGAGGATGTTAATGACCAAAGCAAGTTTTATACTACCAGAGATGGAGATTATGCAAATCTAGGACTTTATTCAAAAACACTTCAAGTACCACAATTTGTAGGTACAGAGGGTTTAGCAACTGTAGCAACAAGAATTTTTAATAAATTCGGTAAAATTGACAGACGTATAAGTATTACGGTTCCACATCTAGCAAACCATGTAAGAGAAAACTATCAAGTGAAGGTAGAAGCACCTCAACATGGAATAACATCACCCTTAACCTTATCAGTTATGAGTATAGAGTATTTTTATCCACAGGGAAGAACAATAATTAACCTAGGAGAACATCAATTTGACTCATTTGACTTAGATAAAAGCTTTGGTGAGGCTATTTCTACCCAAAAAGCACATATTGTGACCAATATGGCTTAGACATAGGCGTATACACAAAATCTTTAAATACTCCAAACTATGTTAGATTAGTATGAGAATTACAGAAAATACAGCTGATGAGCGTATTGAGAAATTCAACTCATGGAAAGACAAACTACCAAACTACTCAAGTAGAGGCGTAGAATTTAACAAAAATGATAATATTACAATCGTAAAAGGCACATATGAAAGTGACGGTACATACCACAAACAAACAATGTTTACACATAACTTAGTCACATCAGACGGAGATATTTATTATGCAAAGAAAATCACCCTAAAGGGCTCTGATGGAACTGCATATGCTGATTCTAACTTTCAAACAGACGGAATAGCATTTCACGTTTCTGCATTAAGTGGTTCAAAACCAACCAGAGGTTGTATGATTTTAGGCAGTGCAACTGTCACACCAAACCAAGGAGATACTTATGGAGTATCTGGTTCATCTGGAACAACTTTCCAATCTGGTGCATATGATGATTCTCACGCTTCTATTGATACTACTAAAAACATAAGAACTAACTATCCTCGTTTCAATGACGGAGATGCAGATAACACTGGTGGTGCAAACGATCAGGTAACTTGGTCATATAACTGGGCTACTGGAGACTTTGATACTACAGGCGCAACAGACCTTAAAGGTGGAGTAATTGTTGACGGTGCTGGAAATACAACACCAGCAAACGCAGCTAAATTATTATGTCACTTTAACTTTGCATCTGCCTTCGAAAAGACTGGAAACGATACACTTAAAGTATTTGTCAACCACACATTCGAAGGAGCATAATAAAAATGGGATTTAAATTTCTAAAACAACAAAAAGATAACCCTGACAGTAAAATACACACTGCTGAAAATGTTATCGTAAAAAAAGGAGTTAAAATAGATTAAAATGGCACGTAAAGCAATATTCAAACACGCAACACAAGTAGATGCATCAGCATACCCTGACGATCCATCAGCACCAATCGGTACTAATGAATGGAACGCAGACCCAGATGCAGCTGGAATGTTAGGATTTACAGCACAAACAGTAGCATCAGCAACAAGTGTAGCAGTAACAAACTCTGTAATATCATTAACAGGTTCAACAGATGTTGCAACTTTTGCAACAGCAGATACAAACGAAAACGATCTTTTATGGGTAACTACAACTGGTACAGCAACAATAAAACATGGAACTGGTAATATTTATACAAAATCAGGTGGAGACTTAGACTTAAGTACTACTGAACCANCAATTTTCATTAGAAAATCAACAAACTGGTATCAATATGGTGGAGCACCTACAGCAAGCCCAGCATTTACAGGTACAATCTCAGGTGCAAGCATGACACTATCTGGAAACTTAACAGTTAACGGAGCAACTACAACTATTAATTCTACAACAGTATCAGTAGATGATAAAAACATAGAATTAGCTGCAACAGCAAGTCCTACAGATGCACTAGCAGATGGAGCTGGTATTACAATCAAAGGTAGTACAGATAAAACCATCACATATACAAACGCAACTGGTGACTTTGACATATCACAAAACGTAGATATTGCAAGTGGTAAGAAATTTAAAATTAACGGAAATGATGTATTCAGTCCAATAGACTTAGACAGAGTAGGTTCAGCACCAGCAGACCCAAGTGCTAACAAATGCCTTGTATATGTTAAGAGTATAGATTCAAACAATGACGGAATATTTATTAAGATTAAGAAAGCAGGCTCATATAACGAGGTACAGGTGGCATAAACATGGCAATTAAATATTTAGCAGGCAACAGAATAACTGGTGTAGCAGCTGATACAAAACCAACTACAGTAGCAGTTAACTCAGTTTTTACAGAAACAGATACCAAAAAAGATTTTATCTGGAACGGTTCTGCTTGGGTAGCAGCTGGTGTCGGTGCAACTATTGAAGGTTCTGAAATTACAAGTGGTACTATACCATTATCAGCACTAGCAAACGGTTCAGCAAACAAAACAATCGGTTTCAACGCAAGTGGAGTAGCAGCTGAATTAGCATCAAGTTCTGGTGTAGGAGCTAAATCAGCAGTAATGGCTTATGATACAGTAGGAAAATATTCAAGTTATGAACCAGTATTAGGAGTTAATGTACAAAACAGAAAGAGAGATCAGTTTGCAACATATCGTTCTGACTTTTCAACTGGACACACTTCTGGATGGACACATTCTGGAGATGGAGCATATGTTTCAGGTGGTTCACTACATGGTCAAGCAGATGACTCAACATCAGTTTATGATTTATACGCATTATTAGGAGATAACAAAGTAGACGTAAGAAACTGGACATTAAGATTTACATTTAGACCAAACCAATCATCAAGAACACAGGGAGATATTTGTTTTGGACTATCATCAAAAGATGAAACCAAAGATTGTAATGACTCACAAAACTTTGTAGGATTTGTTTATAGAGCATCTACATCAACAGGCGACTGGACTTGGGGTTCATGTTATGGTTCACAAAATCCAAGAGATAATGCTAGAGATGATTCAATGGGTGGTTCAATTAACTATTCACAGACAAACAATGCATGGGCACACAAAACAAGAGTATTCCTTGAAATTATAAGACATGGAAACAGATTCTTCTTTAGAAGATATGCAGACCAAGACTTTAGAGAATGTGTAGATGAATATTATCAAGATCAAGATGCAAAGAATTACTTTACTGACCCAGACGAATCAGAAGATGGAAACTCTACCACCCAAAACGACCAAAGACTAAGATATATTAAAATGTCAGGTACTAACGGAACCACAAGTGGTCAAGGTATGATGGATGCAAGAGTAGACTATGTTCAATTCTGGAACGGTTCTAACGGAACAATGTCAGCACCTTATTACTTAACAAGAAGAGCATGGGAAAGAGATGCAACTGGAACTAAACCATCAGGCGTAGAAATTGGTGGAAGAGAAATGCATGGAGCAACAATCTTTAGAAACTTCCCAGTCACTGGAACTGAAAACACAAACAGTGACCATAAATGTATTGGTAACGAATCATCAAACTTCTGGGATGCAGTAGGATGCAGAATAGATTCACAAGATCATCCAGCAGTTACAAATAGATTCAACGGAGAAAGAGATTCAGAATTTAATTGGGTTAAATATTTCGGTTATCCATTAAGAAGTGTATCATTCTGGCTATGGAAAGAAGGTAGTCCAACTGGTAGACTTAGAGGAGTTATCTATGGAGAAAACTCAACATCACACTTTAGAGCACGTTCACAAAACTGGATAGATGTTTCAACATTAGGTACAACAGCTGGTAAAGCTGGTGCAACTAAATGTGAATTTTTCTTTGATGGTTATACACCAAGAACAGAAGATTTATTCTTAGTAGAGTTAGAAGCACCTACAAAAACAGATGCAGCTGACGGTTATACTATTCCAGCACCATTTTATCGTGGTCAATCAAACTCTTCAACAGCTAGAGTTCACATCGCTATGAGAAATGACCCTAACAACGATATAGATGATAACTGGTCTGGTCAATACATGAGATTCTGTAATTTATATCAAAGACAATCAAGTTCACAATCAGGTGGAGTTCCAACAATGAATAGAACTGGAGCAACAAGCACAGCACATTATTGGTATAATGAAGGTTCAGTATCAAGTGATGATAATTGGACACCATACGTTGAATGGAAATGGGGTGCAGACTGTTATGTCTCTCCAAACGAAGCAAACCCATACATAGATTGTTATGTCGGAGAAGCACAATGGAAAAATAACCAATATGGTAGAAGTAGAAGTCATCAATCTGATTGGAAGAAAGATATTTCAAGTTCAGACCCTTACACATACACTTGGAATACAAGTGGTACATGGGAAACAACAGACGGTTCAACTCATACAAACTTCTGGGATAACGATTCAGATTCATTAGACTCTTACACACAAACCTATTACAATGTTAGAAGACAAGACTTTGAGGATGATGAGTTCGATGCTTACAGACAAGCAGACTTTAGTACTTATGCACACAGAACAATCATAATGAGAGTTTATTACAGATATGGTTCATTTATGTTCTTCGCACAACCACAATCAAGTTCAACATTCTCACCTACAGACTCTAGTTCTACTCCATTCGTTAGAGATAGTTCAGATGACTGGGAGGAAATATGTTTTGATGAAAACTATTACGGTTCATATGATGAGAGAGTAATTGTAATCAGTGGTTACTGGAGATACTTAAGAATGTATCATCACTCCAGATCACAAGAACAACAAGCACAGTTCAGATATTACTACTATGCAGATACACCAAGAAAGTATGTATCACATATAGATATAGTTCCACTAAAGAAAAACTATACACATAACGGAGCATCATCTAATGCAACAACTGACATCATGACAGCAACACAATTAGAAATACAGAAACGTAACGATGACCAGACATCAGATAGTGTAGAACCAACTTACACCACAGTAAGAACAATTAACGTATCAGCATTAACAGATGGCGAATCAAACTATATTAGAGTTCCAATCGCAGACACTACATCCTATAGAATTAGATGTAAAGACTCTGGAAATAAGAGAATAGCATTCAGTTCCATCAGAGTGAAATATCACAATTCAAACGATATATCATTCAACCATGGACACCAGCCAATGACAGCAACAGATGCTAGCCTACAATTAAACGGTGAAGCATAGATAAAGGAGTAGCCTCAAATGGCTTTCCTAAAGGTTTTTCAAACTAACCTATTCGATAATGATCTTTTCTCTATAAATCAGACACTTGGTAAAACATTTCAGGGGTCTATTTTTGATTCAGATTTATTTCAACAAGCACCTACATCTATAACATATATAAGAAACCCATTTCAAACAAACATATTTCAAAAAACATACAACAGTAAGTTATTATTCCAAAAACAATATACACAAATATCATATGGAACTATCGCTAAAATATTCCAGTCTAACATATTTGACACAGATATATTCCAGCAACCTCACATAATAAATGTTTATCCAAGACAATTATTCCAAAGAAACATATTCCAAGATGTATTATTCCAAACATATCAAGTAGCTAACTCTGGTAAATATGTATTCCAATCTGGTTTATTCCAAGGTGATATATTTGATGTACCAAACTCACTAATTAAAGTAATACAAGAAATAATAGGAGTACAAGAAACTCAACCAAAAGCAATAGGGTTCCCAAGAATAACATATGACGCAGTACAACTTGTTATGCAAGTATACAAGGTCATGGGTAAAACAAAATCAAGGCAAGATTTAGAAAGAATAACTGAGGCATTTTATCATACAAGGGCTCGGAGTAAGCCACTGCAAAATGTAGAAAGCATAGTCGAATTTACAGTTTATAATATTAAAACAGACACAACGTATGTGTTTAAGGTATTTCAAAATAACATATTTCAAAGTAACATATTCCAGTTTAAGTATAAGAGAGTTAGAGAATCAGCACCAAAAGTTTTCCAGACTAATGTTTTCCAGCAAGACATATTCCAGAAAGCATCTAACGTACAGAGTGTACCAAATGTATTCAGTAGTATATTTGATAGTGATGTATTCCAAACTGCTTATAATAAAACAACAGTTAATAGAAGTGTATTCCAATCTGGCGTATTCCAGCAAGGTTTATTCCATCAAACAATAGAGAAAGAAAAATTATCATTAGATAACGTAGGTATTACAGAATCTATTTCGTTCGCTAAAGGTAGACCACAGACAATATCTGACAGTGTAGGTATTACAGAACAAAACAATTACATTGAGAATGCAACTGGTAGAGACTTATCAGATACACCATCAACAGATAGTTTGAGTGTAACTGAAAAGTGTAAACATTGCAATAGGTAAGAATAAAGTATTAGCAGATACATTAATTGTAACAGAAAATACAGTGGGTGAATCTGTAAGAGATCCAAANGTTGTAGCTAAATTATTCCAAACAAACATCTTTGACCAAGATATATTCCAAAAGAGATACTTAATTAGTAGACCTGAAATTACTAAAGTATTCCAAACAAATGTATTCCAGCAAAACATATTCCAGAAAGCATTTAACCCACAAACAGTATCAAAAGTATTTAGTAGTATTTATCAAAGTACTGTATTCCAAAGTAAAGGATATCTAAAATCAATACTTGGTTCACTACAAAACATATTCCAGATAGGTGTATTCCAAAACTTAGTATTCCAAACAAGTGTACCAGTTGTTAAGACATCACCATTAGATTCTATAGGAATTACAGAAACAACTGCAAAAAGAATAATTACAGATGTATTTAAATCAGTGACAGACACTGTAGGAGTTACAGATGTAGCAGTTCCACGTGAAGGTTTCGTAAAAACATCTAGTGATACAATAGGTATTACAGAACTATTTACAAAAGTATTTGGTATTGTTAGATTATCATCAGACAATATTAATGTTAGTGAAACAGTTGCTTACAAGAAACATAAACAGATAGATGAAACAATCAATGTATCTGAAACAACAGAAAGAATAAGAAGTATTGTAAGAGTAGTTGATGAAGTTGTTAATACAACTGAGTTTAGATTAAAACCAATAGAAAGAATAAGAGTAGTTAATGAAAATATTAGTGTTACAGAAAGTGTTGTATTCCCATGGTATAAGAACATATCAGAGTTAGAAAACATAAATGAATTAGTGGTAAGAGCAAGAACAATACTAAGAACATTAACAGATAGTGTTAACATAAATGAATCTGGTACACCAAAACACTATGCAATAACACCAAGTTATGTAAATAAAATATTCCAGTCTAACGTATTCGATAATAAAGTATTCCAGAAAACATATGATAAGAATGCAATTAAACCAATAATATTCCAGAGCAATGTATTCCAGTCAGATATATTCCAGCAAAAACTACAACCATTAGAAAGAACTGTAGGTTCTATATTCCAAACTAATGTGTTTGCAAGTAATATATTCCAGAAAACATTTGATAAGACAGCACCACTTAACAGATTATTCCAGAGAAATATATTCCAATCTGATATATTCCAAGCAAGGTTCCAAACATCAAGTGCTGTTAAGAAACTATTCCAGAGCAATGTATTCCAAGACAAATTATTCCAGACCAAAGCATTTGATACTGCTGTCACAGCATTAAGACCAGTATTCTCAGGTATTTATCAATACCCACTATTCCAATCACCAGCACCAATAAAGAAAGATCTTGAAGAAATAGAGAATATAGTTGAAACATTAAGAGTTGTATTTGGTTCATCTAAGAGACCAGCAGATACTATCAATATTGTAGAAACATTATCTAGAGCAAGAACACTTGCAAGAAGTGTTAACGACAGTGTGTCTGTTGTAGATACAACACCAATATTCAAACAAAGAACATGGAAACTAGCAATAGGTGAATCAATAGGAATAGATGAAACAACTGCAATAAAAGATAAACAAGTTCAATTCTTTGTTAACAATGTATTCCAGACTAATCTATTTGACCAAGATATATTCCAGAAGAGATACGACCAGCATAGGCTTATTACAAGAATATTCCAAAGTAATGTATTTGATTCAGATGTGTTTGGTACTGGATTTAATAAATTCATCATACAATCACCGTTCCAATCTAATGTATTTGCTGGCTTGTTCTGGCAAAAAGAATATGATACAAGAAAGGTATCTACATTTGTATTCCAGCCATACATATTTGACTCTGATGTATTCCAAGCACCAATCAGTAAATCACACGTTGTATATGATACAATAGGAATAATAGAAACAACAAACAAGGTAGAAGGATTTGTAAAGAAAAAATCTGACACTGTAGGAATAGTTGAAACTGTTAGTGTATTAAAACAAAGAACAATAACAAAGAGTGTAACTGACATTGTAGGAATTACAGAACTAAATAACAGATCTGTACCAAAGTTTGTAACTGTTGATGACACTGTAAGTATAATAGACACTTACTTAGATCACTTTAAGAAACAAGTAATATTCACAATTCCAAGAATATTCCAGACAAACATATTCGATAATGATGTATTCCAGCAGCTATGGGATCCATCTAGTACTTCAATTACTAAACTATTCCAGACAAATATATTTGACCAAGATGTATTCCAGAAAGCATACAGTACACATCTAAAACCAGCAATATTCCAAGCAGATATATTCCAAAGTAAAGTGTTTACAAGAAATGTATTTAACATATTAAAGAAATCAACTGTTGTATTCCAGCCATTCGTATTCCAATCTAATGTATTCCAATCTGCAATACCTAGACCAAAGACTATAATAGAAAATGTAGGAATAAGTGAAGCAACATTAAAGATTGAAGGATTTGTAAAATCTGTAGTAGATAGTGTAGGAATAAATGAAGCAGTTAACAGTGTTGTAAGAAAGACAATTAGTAAATCAGTAACAGATACTATTTCATTAACAGAATCACTAGCAAGGGCAACACCAAAGGCAGTTACATTAACAGAAAATGTTATAGTAAAAGATATTTACTCAGATACATTTAAGAAACAAACAATATTTACAATTCCAAGAGTATTCCAGACAAATATATTTGACCAAGATATATTCCAAAAGTTATGGGATCCATCTAGTACAACTGTTACAAAAGTATTCCAGTCTAACATATTCGATGGAGATGTATTCCAAACTGCATCATTTACTACAGATATTATACCAGCACTATTCCAAAGTGGAGTATTCCAATCAAGTATATTTGCAACAGAAGCATTCAACAAATTAAAACAATCAACTGTTGTATTCCAGCCATACATATTCCAGAGCAATGTATTCCAAACTGCAATAGGTAGATCAAAGGCAGTATATGACACTGTAGGAATTACAGATGTAATAACAATAGTAAAGGGAGATGTTAAGACAGAGGTTGACAGTGTAGGAATATCAGAACAAGTTAACTCTATTGTAAAGAAGACAGTTAAAGCAACAGTAACAGAAAATATTGCAATATCTGAAACACTAGCAAGGGCAACACCAAAATCAGTTACAGTCAATGATAGTGTAGAAATATTAGACTTACACTAAAGAGTTTAAAGAACAAGTAATATTTACTATCCCAGCAATATTCCAGACTGATATATTTGATGGTGATGTATTCCAGAAACTATGGGATCCATCTAGTACAACTGTTAAGAAAGTATATCAATCTAATGTATTCCAGAGTAATGTATTCCAGAAACAGTTTGTTACAACCACAATACCTAACACTTTCCAAACAGATGTATTCCAGCAAGATGTATTCCAGAAAGTTAGAGATACTAGACAGGTACAGACAAAGATATTCCAACAGAAAGTATTCCAAGCAGATGTATTCCAAGCACCTACTGTTATCAAACAATCGATATATGATACAGTCGGAGTTACAGACAGTGAAGCACATAGATTTGGATTTGTTAAGACTGCAAGCGATAGTGTCGGTATTACAGAGACAACATTCTCTGGTAAGGGTAAGACAGTATCAGTGGCTGAGAATGTAACACTAATAGAAACAACAAAGAAGGTTATTCAAAAGGTACAGGTAATATTAGATACTGTAAAGTCTATAGATACTACAGTACCATTCAGATGGAGAACTGTTTCATTTGTATACAATCCGTTCCAAGCAGACATATTCCAAAGTAATGTATTCCAAGACAGATACACAATATTCCCAAGTGGTAGACGTAGAGAAAAGACAGAGAAAGTATTCAGTAGTATTTACCAAAGCGATATATTCCAAGGTGACATATTTGATAGAAACTTAGTATACAGAATATTCCAAACAGATGTATTCCAGCAACCTTCATTTGGTTATCCAAAGGCAATATTCCAGAGAACATATTACAAATCTGACATTGAAGAGAAAGAGACNAAGATATATCAAGAAAACATATTCCAGCATAACGTGTTTGCAACAAGAACACCTCTACACATAGAGGAACTAAACCACTATGTAATAGATGAAGTAGGAATTACAGAATCAATATCTGTTAAGAAGGACACATTCGTATCTGTAATAGAGAATGTATCTATTGGAGAATCTTCACAGCCAGTAAGAACATTCAACAAAACAATTACAGAGCCAGCAGTAATCATCAATGAGACTGTAGATAAATCAAGAGAGATGAGTAGAATTGTTGATGACAATGTATCTATAGTAGAAACAACTGGTAGACTATTAAACAAATTCAAGAATGTTGCAGAATCAGTTGCAGTATCTATATTCCAAGGAGTACAAGAAAAAGACAAGGGTAATCTCAAGAACTGTATCAGACAATGTATCTGTTAGCGAGACAAACCAATACGCTATAGGATTAATCAGATGGGTATCAGAATCAATAGGAATAACTGAAGTATTCAATAGATTCAGAGAGGTAGCTAGACCAATAACAGAAACAATCAATATATCTGAAGGAACTGATAGGATAAGAACATTAATTAGACATGTAGCAGAAAGTGTATCAGTTAATGAAGCTGTAATAAAATCAAGAGAATTAATCAGAGTATTTACTGAATCACTATCTGTAAGTATATGGCAGCTCAATAAGAGATCAAGGGAAGTTATAAGAACAATTAGTGATAGTGTATCTGTATCTGAATCACTATTCAAGAAGATTGAAATAATTAGAACGATAGCAGAAAATGTAAGTATATCTGAAACAGTAAGTAGAGTAAGAACATTAATTAGAATAATATCAGAGTCTACAAACATCAGTGATACTATTGTAAGAATCAGAACATTAATGAGAATAGTAGAAGACTCTGTAGGAATTAATGAATCACTAATAAGAATAAGAGAAATCATAAGAGTATTAAGTGACTCCTTATCTATAGAAGACTTCAGAGGTAGGGTAAGAGATCTAATAAGAATAGTTGTAACAGAAACGGTGGGTATTACAGAAACAAATGACAGAGTAAGAGACTTAATTAGAATGTTAAGTGAACCTATAAGTGTAAGTGATGTAATAACAAGATTCACAGAAAAGTTCAGAAGTGTTACTGAAAACATCTCTGTAAGTGAACCAATAGTTAGAGTTAGAACATTAATGAGAACTGTTGTAGATGCTACAAACATCACTGAAGCAGTTAATAAAGTAAGAGTAATCTCAAGAGTAATTGCAGATAGTGTAAGTACATCAGAAATTAATAACAGAAGTAGAGAATTAGCAAGGGCTATCAGTGACTCTGTAACAATTAATATATTCCAAGGTAGGTTCAGAGTAATTGCAAGAACAATAGCAGACTCTGTTAATGTATCTGAATCACTAGTAAGGGTTAGAGGATTAATAAGAATGATATCTGAGAGTACATTAATCTCTGAATCAATAACAAGATTAACTGAGAAATTCAGAAGTGTTGCTGATAATGTAGGAGTAACTGAATCATTAGTAAGAGTAAGAACATTAATGAGAACAATATCTGATAATGTCAATACAACAGAGATTGTAGGTAGATCAAGAGAATTAATCAGAATGATTAGTGAATCAATAGGACTAACAGATGTAATGGTATTATTCAGAGATAGGTTCCAAGCAATATCAGAATCAATCACAATAGAAGACTTCAGAGGTAGAGCCAGAGAATTAATCAGAATGGTTGTAACTGAAACTGTAGGAGTTACTGAATCATTAGTAAGAACAAGAACATTAATGAGAATAATTAATGAAATTGTCAACGTCTCTGACATAGTTCCACACTTTAAGACAATAAGTAAAGCAGTAGCAGACATTGTTGAGATAACCGAAACAGCCGTTAAACAATATGTAATCATGAGAATGATTAACGAGTCTGTTGCAATATCTGAGAATGTATTAAGAACCAGAGTACTTAACAGAATCATAAATGAGATTGTTAACGTATCTCAATTCCAAGGCAAGGTAGCTGAACTGGTCAAGATTATAAGTGAATCTGTAGGTATAACAGAAGCAATAGTAAGAGTTAGAGACTTAATGAGAATAATTAACGAGACAGTTAATATTAATGAGGTTACAAAGATTCTACACTTCTTACAAAGAACTATCGGTGAGTCTGTCATAATAACTGAGAGTGTATTAAGAACAAGAATAATTAACAGAATTATCAATGAGGTTGTTAATGTAACACAGTTCCAAGGTAAGGTAGCAGAACTTGTTAAGATAATAACTGAAACTATAGATATATCTGAATCACTGGTAAGAATATTCGGTAGGGTAAGAACTGTAACTGAATCATTAGGTGTTACAGAATCACTGGTAAGAATAAGAGAGATGTCTAGAGTGATAACTGACACTGTAAGTACATCTGAAGTTGTAGATAGAGTTAGAGACTTAATGAGAATCATATCTGATACGGTTACTGTAGAAGACTTTAGAGGTAGAGTAAGAGACTTAATTAGAATAGTTGTAACTGAAACTGTTAATGTATTAGAGAGTGCAACAAAGGCAAGAATAATTTCAAGAACAATAACAGATGCAACAATAAGTATCACAGAATCATTTAACAGATTCAGAGAGATATCACGCATACTATCAGATACTATCAATACTAACGATACTTTAGATACTATCAGAAACAGATTTGGAATAATAACAGAATCTGTAATCATGTGGGAGGGTATATACAGAGCAAGGGATGTCATAAGAAGCATATCAGAGTCTGTAACAATATCTCAATTCCAAGGTAGATTAAGAGACTTAATCAGAATAATAGTTAATGAATCTGTTGCAATATCTGAAGGATTAGTTAGACATAATGCAATATCCAAGATATTAGGTGAGGTTGTATCAATAACTGAATCTGTCTTAAGAACCAGAGAGTTAAGTAGAATATTATCTGATAATGTAAACGTATCTGATATAGTTAATAGAGTAAGAGATATAATCAGACATATCACAGACTCTGTAATAATAGATGACTTCAGAGGTAGAGTAAGAGAGTTAATCAGAATTATAGTTAATGAGACTGTAGGTATAACTGAAACCACAAAGTTCGCAATAGGAAAGTTTAGATCAATAGCAGACATCGTAACAATAACAGAAGGATTTGCCAAGGTTCAAGGCATAGCAAGAACGGTTGCATTAGATGCAGTTAACATCACTGAGTCTGTAATAAGAACCAGAGAGTTGAGTAGAATTATCAATGAGATTGTTAACGTATCTCAATTCCAAGGTAAACTAGTAGATATAATAAGAGTAATAGATGAAACTGTTAACATCTCAGAAACTGTTGTAAGAGTAAGAGAGTTATTGAGACACGTCACAGACAGTGTGTCGGTAACACAGTTCAGACAAAGACTAAGAGACTTGGTAAGAGTAGACACTGCTATTGTACATATCATAGAAGGAATACCAAAACAACTAGGATTATCTAAGGTAATAACTGAAGGTGTAAACATCACTGAGTTTAGAAACGTATTCAATAACTTAATACTAATAATAAATGAAACCGTACACGTAACAGAATCATTCTTATTATTAGTAAGATTTGGATTTGGATTAGTTACTGGTTCAATAGGTTCATCAGTTGTACAAAACACACTAAGAACACACAAGAAGACAGCTGATGTTGTAACAGCATTGAGAGATAAATCTATTAAGATATATATGAATAGTAAGGAATTGAAAGATGAAGTTAAGAGTAAAGCTGAAAGAGTGGCTGAGAAAGCTAAATCAATTTCAACCGAGGCTAAAGAGAAAGCACAAAAATTGTATGATAGAAGCAAGTCTGGAAATCTTTATAAACGAGATAATAATATAAAAGATGAAGATAATGAGTAGTCCAGCAAGCGCAAACATGGTAGGAAATTCGGTGGAATATAGAGTCAAATCTGGCTCAAGAGCTGTCTTACAATTAACAATTAAAGATTCATCAGGCAGTGCTAAGGTACTTAATGATGCAACTACATATAACCAAGGCTCATGGAAAGTTTGGAAACCAGATGGTACATTAGTAATAAATGGCTCATTAACATTTTCAGATAGACCAAATGGAATTGTCACATATCAACTTAGTGCCACAGACACAGCAATAGCTAACGCTGGTATTTGGGAGGGTGAAGTTGAGATTAAAAATTCATCAAATGTCATGGTTGAACAAACCAAATCATTTGCTTTTGTAATAGAGGATTCATATTAGAATGACTGATTTAACAAACACAGTAGGTGGAAAATAGCGATGGATGTGGACATCACCAGAAAGACCATGATAAGGTCACTGGTTGTATAAAGTGTGAATGTGGCTCACGTTCATAGTAAGCCTTTTATATAAGACTACGCTAGTTACTTTATGCAGAAAACAAACATAGCATTAGTTGCTTTAGCACTATTTGTTCTGGGCTCAGTATTATACGGAGCTGCATATGCAGAAACTCATATTGTTAGTGGTGATGATTTTCCATTAATGATTGATGTTAAAAATACCGATACTCTACAATTTACAGGTCATGTAGACGGAGTGAGGGGTATTGAACCAGTAGTTTCTGGTGGTTATTATTATAACTGTCAGGCTGGATGGAATGCAGATGAAGTATTTTCTGGATGTATACTAGACTTCAGTAATTTTGAACTGGGTCAACATGAATGGTTTGATAGAACTACCGATACTTACGGTAAATTTTGGGTTCTTGAAGATACCACAGTAACTACAACTACTGTTGAAACAACTGTAGAGACTACTGAGACTGAAACCCCAGTAGAAACCACTACAACCACAGTAGAATATACATCAGATGACACACCAGAGGGTGTATTAGCAGAAACACAGCAATATGCAACAGCTATACAAAACAAAATTAATGAACAAATTGCTCCTTTACAAGCAGAAATTGATTCATTAAAAGCAGAGAAAGTCATACTTCAATCTGAAGTAAATGACTACAAGACTCAAGCCGAAAGTTGGAAAGCAATTTGCTTAGAACAACTTAGAATAATGGCTGAAGTCCTTGGATTACTATAATCCATCTCTTTTTCTTTTTTTTATGTTCCATAGTAAGTCTTATATATTAGATTATTATAACAAAAATATGATAAAGTTAGAAGACGTAAATAACGAGATTTATTTTCACTGGAGACGTGCTCAAGTAGAAGCATTAGGAACTGAAAGACTAGGTCACATACATGTTTCAGATATAATTAAACCATGTATGAGAAATGTGATCTATAAAAAAACTGAACCAGATACTGGTCTCTCTACAGAGGATGTTAAATCACTATACTTTGGTCAAATTGTACATAGTAATTCTCAACTGGCAACGCCAGAACACCATGAGAAATTTCTTGCATATGATTATGTAAGAGACGAAGGACTAACGTATAAAGAGGCTAAAGCAATCCCAGAAGACGACCCTAGACAATTAGATATTATTTATGGTAGCATAGATGACCTAATAAAAGTGGGTGATAAGTGGGTTATTTGTGATAAAAAAACAACTGGTAGTATAGACTATTTCAGTAAAGCACGTTCTACAGCAAGTGATTCTCACAAAGATCAAATAAATAGATATAGAGTTCTATTGAAAAAATGCTATGATATAGACGCAGAATTTGGGTGTGTTGTTTACATATCAAACAGAATTGAAAAAGATTCTAGAGATAAACCAGCAATATTATCATTCAAACTAGCAAACCCTGAAGAGACTTTAATGGATATGATTGAAAAATCTAAGAAAATTAAAGAGTCTCTAATAGAAAAAACATTACCTGAAAGAACAAAATGTTTCTTATGTGATGGTATGTGCCCTTATGCAACGAAATGTTTTGTTGACAATAGGAGCCATTGGGATGGAGAATCGGATTAAGTATATTTCACCAGAATGCATAAGGCATGACCACGTTGATTGTAGACCTAATCAAAAAAACTCTCCTATTAGATGTGAATGTTTATGTCACAAGTTGGTGGGAGAATGAATGGCGATGATGAAGAGGAAAGACCTGAGTGGGATTGGATTAAGAGGAAAAAATAATGGCTGATTGGGGTAGTGGAAATTATCCTATAGAAGCCTGTCCTAAAATGTAAAAAGAAAGCAGGGTTCGTGTGGACTTGGGGTAAGAATGACGGACACAGTAAGGGTTATAGTACATGTAAAGGATGTCAGGCTAAATTTTGAAAATATATTTTCACGCTAATAATAAAGCAACATTAGATGCATTACAAAAATGTGGTGTAAGAAATGTTCTTGTTTCTCACAAATACTCTCATAACATATCAACATTTACAAAGTGTTTTGATAATATATTTTTAACTGCTGGAACTAATGATGACCCAGAAAAATATTATGAGTTCTTGAAGACAGAAAAAGGTAATTATAAATATGCTACACAATACTCGGTGCCTAATAATATGAATGAAACAATGGTTTATTGGAATAAAGCTAATGAATTGGGTCTAGATACCCTACCTATTTTACAAGAAGACTATGTAAAACACCTTAGTTTATTGAATTTACCAGTAGGTTCACACATAGCAGTCGGTAAAATGAAAGGTAGATTTGACACTGAAGATTCACTGAAAAAAATTCCTACCAATAATAAATATCATGGTATGGGTAAAGGAAAATATATTGATAAAGGAATATTTGATAGTGTTGACACAAGCTTATGGATATCAGCAGCTATGTCAAAGAAGTGTGACATATGGTATAATTCAACAAAAATACCCATGACGTTTGGTGAAAACAGTTCGTTTGAACCAGTGTTAGAACATTATTGTGAAGAGTATAAGGATAATATGGAGAAAATAGGTATCAATCTACATGGAGTAAAGGTTAGACACTACTACACAATGCTAAAATTACCTATAGCATTATACTACATGCCTCTTTTAAAGCATTTAAAGTGTTACTCAGATAACTTTATAAACTAGGATAATTGTTATATATAATATGAGTCTATTAGGAAAGATAGAAGAGTATGTCAGTGGCTTAGAGAATATTGTAAGGCAACTACGTCAAGAAAATGACATATTAAGAGATGAACTATCTAAATTAAAAAAGAAAGGTGGTAAATAATGGCTGACGGTTTGTTTAAGATAAAAGCAATAGATGGTAAAAATGTGGTATCAACAGATAAAAGAAAAATTATATCACCATATAACTCAACCAAACATTTCAAAGATGCTAACATACCAGCATATTGTGACCAGTGTATTTATAGGTCTGTAGATACTGGTGGAAATGGTAAGTGCCCTAAGTATGAAAAGGGAGCTATATGTTCTATTCGAGATGATTTTGTTAAGATAATAAATCAAATAGATACCAGAAACCCAGATGATATAAAATCAATGTTAGATATGATAGCAAAAATATCGTTTGAAAATGTATTGATGGCATTAACGCAAGCAAAAATGGATGGAAATATACCAGACAGAAACACAAAGTCTGAGATAAATACCTTACTTGCCATAGTTAAATCAATCAATGATCTAAACACTAAGATAGTTATTACTGAAAAGTCTGAAACAAATGATAAGACTGGAGACATAACGTCTATATTTAAACAGATAAAGGCACAAAGGAGTGGAGACTAATGATAGGTGATTTATTCTTTACAGTAGTATGTATGCTGTATTTTGCTGGTGGTATAACAATAGGTTATTATATACCACTATGGAGAAAATCTAGAAAAAAACAGGGTGATGGTAGATGGGATTAGGAGACCTTATTAAAGGAATTTGGGAGGAACCTGAGTGGGAATTACCAGATGAAAATGAACTAACAAAAGAGATAGAACAACTAGATAAAAAGATAAGAACTATGCCAAAAAAATCGAGAGAGAAAACTAGACTTATCTACACAATGGCTAACAAAATGCAGATTTTAAGGCTTGTACTTCATAATAAAAAGAAGGCAAAATATAGACCAGACGCAGAAGGTAAATGGGTTTGGGTGCCTGAAGAAGAGTATGAGGGGAGAAAGTATGAATAATGGATGTTGTATATATTGTGGACATTGTGACGATGAGGTTATAGAAATGATGACCGAATGTAAATGTCATTGTCATTCTAGGGGAGGTAATACATCTTGATTATATATGAACCGAGGCAAGAAATAGAAGTGGAGACACCTAAAGGTAAAGGTAGAATCTGGTTAGTCACTGATTATGGATCTGAAATAGAAAAAATATTTACAGTTATAATTAATGCTACTGGTGAGATATGGGAATTTGGTAATCAAGATATAAACGCAACACAAAATAAAACTATGGGTAGGGGTGAATTTGCCTAGACCAGAAGCTGATGTCATAAAAGATAGAGAAAATCTATTGCAGACTATAGCAGACTGCGCTGACAGTCCATCAATGTTCAGTAAGATTTTCCTAGACCATGATGTGTTTGATTATAATAAGAAATATGTTGACTGTCAAGATAGATTCATAGTGTATCGTTCAGGTAGACAGGTAGGTAAAACTATGTCAACAGCAGTGAAGGCTATACATTTTGCATTTTTTGCACCTTTAATGTTAAAGACTGTAAAACATGAATGTACTATAGTAATAGCTGCACCTACACAAAATCAGGCTGGAATTATGTTCGATAGAATTAGATCATTAATAATAAGAAATGAATTCTTAAAGCAATATGTTGTAAGAAATACACAGACAGAAATGTGGGTAAATTTCTTAGATAATACTGGTATGAGTAAGATAGTAACAAGGGCTACTGGTGAACACGGTACTACACTTAGGGGTTATTCACCTCACTGTATTATAGCAGACGAATGTTCTTTCATTAAGACTGATATTCTTAAAGCATTCTTACCTTCTGGTATGGCTACTCAGGCTAGGGTATGGTTAACATCAACACCGTTTAGTAAATCTGGTTATTTTTATGAGGCGTGTCAAAATAGTAAACTGAAAGACCCAAAAAATTTATGGACAGAGTTTCATGTAAGGTCTACAGATAACCCTTTAGTAGCAGAAGACCCTACCTTTTTAGATGAAATTAAACGTTTAACACGTGAAGAATATGTACAAGAAGTCGAGGGAGAGTTCTTGGATATAGGTAATGCATTAATACCTCACTCATTATTAAGAGAAGCTGTTAATGATAAAAATCCTAAAGGTAGAGTTCAATATTACATGGGCGTGGATGTAGCACGTTCAGGTAGAGATGAAACTGTTTTCACTGTAGTATCTGTTGATGAGGATGACCATGTATTTGTTCATGAAACACTAGCAGAATCACAATCAAATGTAGTAGATGTGTGTGGTAAGATAGGTGAGATGGTTAGGGATTATAGATTAGAAACTGTATTCATAGATGAAACTGGGTTAGGTGGTGGTCTAATAGACTTGGCACGTGAACAAGATATACCAGCAAGGGGTGTTATATTTTCTCTACAAGAAAAGGCTAGTATGTATAAGAATCTTAGATTGTTGTTTGAAAACCATAAGATATCATTAAAAAATGTTGATAAATTAATATATCAATTATCATATCTTACTAGAGAATATACTGAGGGTGGAATAATGAAAGTAAAATCTGAAGAACACGATGACTATCCAGATAGTTTAGTGTTAGCATGTAAAGCAGTTGCTGGTGGAAATCAATGGCATGTCCTTGATATAGGTAAAAACCTTCAAAAATCACTGTTTGGGTGAGATTTTGATCAATTTTAACTAAAAACTTTAAATATTGTAACGGTTTAACAATTATATGACCGAAGAGAAACCTTCAGTATTAGAAGACCAAGTGCCTGAGATAAAGGATGAAATTAAAAAAGAACCTGAATATAAAGACGCATCTATGCCTAGCGACTTATGGAAATCATGGCTAGAAAGACGTAAAACTGGTCAAACAACAGTAGGTCAAGGTGCTGGAGATGCAAGTTTAGGCAATCCTCATGAGTCTGGAACTGAAAAAGATTGGGATAAACCTGTAAATAGTCAAACTTATATAGACAATAACGATGGAAAGAGTAAGGAAAATGACCCAGAATAAGATAAAAAATACCAGAGTCGGAGATGATATACATTTTTACATTAATGGTAATGAAGACCGTGGTATAGTAGTTAAAATGAGCAATGAATATGTAACAGTATTCAAAGAATCAACTCAAAATTATGAAGATATTCATATAAATGATACCTTTTTCATAAAAGATATTATGGTAAACAAACAATGGAACGATTGTTCAGACCAAGAAAGATATGATATGCTAGTAAAAATACATGCACCTTCACCAAGATACTTACAAAAAACTTGGGAGGAATTACCAAAAGATATTAAAGAACTTCTTCAAAAAAATAATAGTAATCAAGTAAGTTTTAAAAACGAACCAAATGATGAAAACGTAACAGCAAGAACTTTTGATCAACAAAAAACAGACCCAGAAGAAATCGATAACAACTTTGGAAAACAATCATTGAAAGCAGAAGACACAGAGAAAGCATCAAGTGGAGATATAAACTCAAAACCAAAGTTAGAAGAAGGTGAAGTTGCTGGTGATATTACTGCAAAAAGAATTTCTGGTGGATTTAAAGAGACTCAACATATTAAAGACCAAAAAGAAAACCCAAACATAGGACAGGGTAAAAATATTACAACAAGGCAACATGGAACTGAAGAAAGAGAGCCATCAACAGAAGAACAAAAAGGAGAAGCTAGAGGTGGTAAAGGAGACAGTGGTAAAGAGGCTGGAGACACATGGATGAAATACTTTAAAGAATCACAATCAAAAGAAGCATCATGGAGTAAGTGGCTAGAAACACGACAAGAACAAGTTTTGAAAGGTAAAAACGTAGAAGAAACACAAGGTGCTTATAAAGATGAATTTGATTTGGCAGATAATGAACCATTGAGTCAAAAAGAAGAAGAAGAACAAGCTGCTTTTGCAGCTAATTGGAAACCGACTGCTGGTAACACAAAAAAATCAATAGAAGAATTAATAGCAGAAGTAAAATCAAGCNTAGAAAACTCAGTACATGGTAANGCAGCTAGAAATCCTACAGCTGGAGTAAATACTAACACAAACTTTGACGCACCAGCAGACTATGAAGGATTTTCACACTCAGGTGTAAGACCAGAGCAATTTAAACATGAAGAAAAGAAACCAAAAGTAGGTAAAGAAAAAAAGAAAAAAGACATAAGNGTAGACGATAAACCAGCAGATAGAGTTAACAGTCAAACAAATAAATAATGAAACTAATACAGAAAATAAAGATACTGACGGTAGAGCAACAAACCAAGTAAAGGATAAGATTTAAAAATGGCAGTTGGCGAACCAGAAATCAGCCTCAATACATGGGGATTAAAATACGTTCGTAAAGAAAAAGAAATACCACGTCAAGCATCTGGTAATACACCAGAAAGTAGCACTGGTATTAATATACAACATGAAGATGCTTCAAGTGCAACTGATCAATCAAAAATTGATACTACCACATCATTTGGTGGTGGTCATGCAACTAGACATGCATCAAGAGGTGACCAAGGTGTAGCAGCTGGTAGAAAAGTCAGTGGTACTAAAGCACCATCAGGTAAACCAAGTGCAAATATAACTAATCCAAAAACAAGTAAAAGAGTACCAGCACAAGACCAAACACATGACAGTGGAACTGGTACTGGTAGTGGAGCATTTACAGCAGAAGGTAAACCTACAACAAGTGGTTCAAAAGGACATGGTAGTAGAACAAAACCATCTAGTTATGAATCAAACACCGTAAGAGATGAAAGTGGTAAAGAAGTTTTATCAGAAGCTGGTAACACAAAAAAATTAACAGTATCAGATGATTCACCAAAGACATCAAAATATGTAGGAACTTCTGGTGGTGGAGTTAAAAACCCAAACAGAGATAAAAAACCAGAAGTGAGTGGTAAACCAGACACTGACAAAAGAAGCCCAGAACATAACAACCCAGTACCAGAAGGTAAGGGTTCACCAAAAAACAAAATCCCAAAAATAACACCTACAACAGAAGCTGAACAAAAGAAAATACTTGCCTCAAAGAAATCATTAGAGTTAGCAATTAACAAATGTAAATTACTTAAAATAAAAAGTGATATAGCCAAAGCACATTCAGCTGGATATCTCAAAGAGATAGAAGAGGGTGCTCAAAAATTCTCTAAAGATGGTAAGACTGGTGGTAGTACATCAACAGACGCATCTGCTAAAGAATATCTAGAGTCAAATAAAACAAGAACTGGTGCTAAAATACCAGACGAAAAACTAGGAGACTTACCACAAGGTGGTCAAGATAATAGTGGAGAATCAACTACAACTATTGAAGGTGCAGACGGTAAAGAAAAAGAGATAGAAACAGGCTATAAAAAATGGGAGAAAGAACAAAAGAAATCATCATTAGACTTAGCAATAGAAGTAATAAATGAAACAATTAAATCAATAAATATAGAAAAACATCACGATGGAACTGACCACGTACACCCACACGTAGACAGAGACACCGTAGATAAAGACGCAGCTGCAACTACATCTTCACAGGGTATGGCAAATTTTGTTTACTCAGATGTCAAAGAAGATAAAGCTAAAAAGAACGCAGAAGCCAAACAGTAACCCTTTTATAATAGATTTATAAAACTAACATATGAGACGTGATGATACTCATTATTGTATAGAATGTGGCACTACCTTACCATGGAGGTATAAGGGTAGACAGCGTATATATTGCTCTCAAATGTGTAGAAAACTATATACGGAGAAAAAGAAATCAGAAAGTGTTGAGTAAGATCTACATTGATGGTGGTACTAGAGGTTCTAGAATATGTTTAGTAGATAAAGAGCAAGATTTTACTATAGTTAAAACCAGAGGTGCTGGCTTAACAAATAATGAATTAGAATATTTGGCTCTAGAATATGCTCTAAGATATATTGAAAATAGATATTCAAAAAAAGATGTTATAATATATAGTGATTCAAAACTGGTGGTTAATCAGATAAATGGAGACTGGAGAGTAACAACAGAAACATTAAGACCATTATATTTAAAATGTGCAAGAAGAATGAATCATAGAATAAAATTAAAATGGATTAGCAGGGATTTTAACCTTGCTGNTCCATNTTNTTGAGAAGTAGGTCGTGAAGGATAAGTCGAATGAGCATCTCCTTGAGGTGATTCAGCTTCTGAATAATGGGTTAGAATTCTAGTAAACAAAGCTGAGTCACTTTCATATAGATCACCAGTCTTTGTCTTTTTTACAAACTTAGCGAATTTTCTGAATGTTTCTTTGTCTTCCCACTTTATACATATTGTAGTGTGTGAGTTTCCAATCTTGC